ACCGTTAAAGGCACTCCAGAAACCGCCATCCGACAGTTTGATAGTCTTCCCCAGCCACTCACTCATGCTGGCTGAAGGTTTGGTGGCAGCAGCGCCCAATGCCTGGGATAGGGTTTTAATCACTGACAAGCCCTCTGCGGATGAAGCCAGCGATGCAGAAGAAGCTCAGCGATCCGGCCAGCAAAGCCCAGCCGGTACCAGCCAGCATCCAGACCCCGCTGCATGCCAAGCAGAAAGCGACCACTGCGCAGGCGATGAAAATATGAAATGCGTTCATGCAATCAGTGGGTCCCGAATGCCAGCCATGAAGTTGTCCATTCCCCCGCGGCCTTCAGGATTGAGGCAGATCAGAGAAACGGCGTTGAAAGTAGCCATTAGCGGGTCGATCTTTGCTGTGCCCGAAGCCTGCTTGGTGATCAAGAACGCATTGGCCGATGGCACCCCTTTGGCGTTACCGCAAGACCAGGCCATCAACGGTTGGCCGCAGTGCAGGAGCGTGCCTTCGGCAAGCTTGCGCTCTGTCGTCTTGATTGCGCCGGTGAGCTTCCAGCCCTGGGAGATGCCGACGATCTTGTCTTCCTCGACCTCAGCATCCGCCAAGGCATCAAGAACAGAGCCAATCCCTGCAGGGTCGAGACCCACCTTATCCAGAAGACCTGTGGCATTGACCCGGGCCACAATAGCCGCGAACTGCGCTACGTCGTCACCGATACGCTCCACGATGGTGAGGTCACCTGCTTTCTCCAGGTCTCTGAGGCGTGGCGCCTCAGATTTGCGCCGTTCAAGAACAGAAGGATGTGCCCAAGCGTGAGCCCAGTGGAACCACCTGCGGGTACCAGCCTCCCGCCCGATCACTGCTAACCCGAGCAGGTCATCAAGACCCCCTCCATCACCACCAACATCGACCACCTCGCACCTGGTGAGGATTTCATCAAGGCTCAGCCAAGTAGCAGCTTGAGCCTCCCAAAACTCCGCGCCGACCCATGCGTCCGACATCAGCGCGAGGCCGATCTCGATATTGAGATGCTTGGCTAAAAATCCGCGAAGCTCAGCCTCGCCATCCAGTTCAGCCTGCATAAACAGGCGTTCTAGGGTGGGGCGATCGACCGAGTATTCAATGTTGGGGTTCACCAGATGGAAGTTTTCAGGCTTCCGCGCCTCTCCGCTTTTGATCATCTCCTTCGAGAATTCGTAGATGATCGGCAGGAAGCGGTTGTCGTCGATTCGACCATCCCGCACACCCCGAGCATAGGTCAGCTTCGACTTGAAAACGCCTGCTGGCGGCTCGTTCGACTGCGTCGTAAGCCAGATGATGAAGCCTTCAGGCCGTGACAGCAGGCCACCGGTAGCCTCTCGGATCATGTCGGCCGCTTTCGGGTTCTTGCCGAACAGCCAGGCTTCGTCGATCAGGACACCAACTGCCTTCTTGCCGCCCACCACGTCGCTATCGGCTGCTACCACTTTCAAGGTCGCGCCAGTCTCGCGATGAGTGATCAATCGCAAGTGTGGCTGCACGTGCAACAACGCTTTCAGCTCGTCGTCGTTGTTGACCATGTCCTTGGCCGGGATGAACGAGTTGTCGGCAATCTCCTTGGTCGGCGCCAGGATGATGAACTCCGCCGAAAGCCGCCAGTTGCGGATCAGTGCAGTCAGCATGATCCCAGCGGCGATCGTAGATTTGCTGTTCTTTTTAGGGATGCAGAGCATCACCTCACGGATGAGGCGCTCACCGGTCTCGCTGTTGTAGCTTCCGAAGATTGCTCCAGCGAACGCCAACACCCATGGCGCGCATGCGGCCTCGATCGTCGGGCTTCCTGGGGCATCGACGATCTTCAGCCCTTTGAACACCTCAAGGCTTGCCTCGGCCTCTTCGGGAAATAACGGCTCGGGGATGATCGACTCACCCGCAGCAAGACACCTCCACCAATCCGGGCAGGCTGTTGTCCATTGCATAGGTCAATTCTTCACTACAGAGAGGGGTGGCTTGCCTTGGGAGTACTTGCCTTTACCGACATGTTTGGCAGCCTCGGCCTTCTGCTCTTTCTTGCCCTGGTCGGCGACCTTGCCGTGCACATAAGGCATCAGCGTCTTTGCCGCTTCCAGTCGCATACGCATGTCGGCGCCTTCGGCGTTCATTAGCTCAGTCAGGAAAGCGCGCGGATCGTCGGTCTCGGTTAGCGACCAGTCATCAGCCTGCTGAACCTGCGGCTGTTCAGCTTTAACTTTTCGAGACGGTTTAACCTCGGTGCTGGAAGCCTGCTTTTGCTTCAACCGGCGTCCGACTTCAGCAAGGACATCGGGGTCCTTCGCAAGCTTGGAGCCCGCTTGCGACGCGGTCTTCTCCGAATATCCGGCAGCGATCGAAGCCTCGCGATTTGTGGCACCCGACAGCAAAGCGTCAACAAACCGCCGCTTCTTGTCGGTTAAAGCCATGGTTAACTTTTCCTGAAACGGGAAAAAATGTGTACGTGGGGTCGGAGGCGGTCTAGCTAGATGAGAATCCCAAGCTTTTGACCCCCTACCCCTTTCGCGGCACGTCACTGGCGTGCCTCTAGCTCATCGCACTGGGTTTCGGCGATCCGCTGACGTATCAGCCTCCCAGCCCCGCCGCCTCCTCGGCCTGCTTGATGGAGTCGTGGCAAGGCTTGCAGAGGCTTTGCCAGTTGGTCTGATCCCAGAAGAGAACCATGTCTCCACGGTGAGCAACGATGTGGTCGACAACCCTGGCCGCAGTTGTGCGGCCGTTCCGCTCGCAGTAGACGCAGAGCGGGCTGGCATTGAGGTACTGCTCCCGCGCCTTCTGCCACTTGTAGTCGTAACCACGCTGGGAGCTGGTCATTCCGCTACGCCAGGTGCCGGGCGTCACCACCTTGACCCTTGAGCCTGTGCTCTCCTTGATACGAGAACCGAGTGTCTTGAGCCTGGCCATCAGCCGTCGACCTTCCGCTCCGCCCAGCGCCTGCCAAGCTGCCGAGCCTGCTCAACACCCAGTACTCCGACAAAGCCAGCGGTGGCAAACGACCAAGCAATGCTCAAGCCGAACTCTTTCACGGTCAGGCCAACCACCATCACGATCAACGCGCCAAGCGTGGCCTCAATCAGCTGGCGAACTGGGCGGGTTTCCTTGCCGTCGAACTGAATGCGTAACCAGGTCAGGGCGAATGTCAGGCCCATCGCTAGGCCGTTCTCTCTCAGGGCGGTAAGTACCAGCACCCAGAAGGATGGGTCTTTCTCTGGCGGCATATGGGCCATCTCGTTTCCTCCCGTTGCGGGGAGCGCAAATAAGACCCGCGCATGGCGGGCATGGGATCAGCGGCTGTGCAAGAGGCCGCCAGGCTGAAGCTCCTCACGGATGACCTGGCGCACTACCTCGGCCAGATCGCCCCCGTAGGCGGAGAGCGCATTGATTCGTCTGGCAGCAGCGATGTCTGCCTCCTCCTGGCGCCGCAACTGCTCAGCTGCCTGCCGAGCGGGCTTCTCGCCTGTGATGTACCCACTCATATCGCCTACTGGAAGGTTCTCGCCCTGCCCAGCGACTCGACTGGTCAGCTCATATACGGCGCGACCTTGAGCCGTGAGCGAATGTCCTTGAGGTGTGACCTTGCCCTCGCATGAGGTGACACGGGACAGATTCCCCACGTCGAGATCGCGAACGGCCTGAGCTGCTTCATCGTTAGTCTGGCCGGGACCAGCATTGGTGATCATCTTCACCTCGGCGTAGATCCGACGATTGCCATCGTTCAGCTCAAGCCGAACACCATCGTGGATCTTCCAGCCGGTCATCCCGGGCACATAGTTGGCGCTTTGCATTTCTGTCCCCCTGAACGGAAAAAAGGCCCGCTGTGATGGCGAGCCTTTAAATAGGTCGGCCCCGACAGCACTCCCAGCTCGGGGCGATGGGCGTGGTGAAGCCGAAAACAAAAAGCCCCGGCAATGCCGAGGCTTGGAATGGGTGTGGAGGCCGGCGCTTCCCCGGCTTGCTGGTCTGGATAGCTGCATGGCCATCCGCATAAAGATAAGGCCCAGCCCAGAGGCTAGGCTGCGCAGCTCGAAACCCGGACTGCGGTCACCCTATAGTTGCCGACAAAGTCACAGACGCTCGTACTTCGCCAAAGCTTCCATGAAATCGTTATACAGGCGCTCATAGATCGGAGAGAAATCGTCATCTTTCACAGTAGTGAAGCTGCTGTCACTTTCTTCGATAAAGAACAAATAAAGATTTGAAACAAACTTTGTATGACAGCGAAGCTTCAAGGTGCTCGGAGGATAGTGACTGTCCTTTGGATCGATTACTAAATTCAGCGTGAACCTGAGTTCATTTCCCTCTCGAGCAGTATCGTCAGGCGACTTTCCTGTGAAGCTCGGCTTCCGGCCGAAGTAAAGGGCGGGGTAGTTTCCTTCTAGCACCGGTTTGACCGGATCAACACCAAGAAAATCCGAAAAGCCCTTCCGAAGTTTCTTCTGGTTCTCGACCAGACGATCCCAGTACGAATCATCAGCTACCCGTAAAGCATGAAATTTCTGCTGCATCTCATCGTACTTTGACATCGCACCGCATCCATTCTGCAAAAGAGCAGCTTGCCACAAACAAAAACCCCAGCTCAATGGCCGGGGTATGTCAGTGTCGCGTTGCTTGCAAGCTGGACACGCTGCTATGAAAACAGGTGTTTATCCGCGCGGAAAGCTTTTTATGCAGCCTCGCGCAATTGCTCCAGAGCACAGTCGATCCATGCAACTCCAGTGTTGATGAGTTCGCGCGCCTTGGCTTCGCCCATCTTGTGCTCTCGGGCGATCCGCAACGCAGGCCACTTGGCGCCGAAGTACAACCAGACGAATCCGCCCATCTGCGGGTTGCGCTTGCTCAGCCTGGCTACGGCGCCGTCCACCGCCAGGGCGAGGTCGTCCGTGATCACGTATTGCTTGAGCCCACCTTCCGCTGGGACGTGCTCTTTCATGAGCGCATAGAGCGGGCAGACATACTGAGGCACGCCCATCCCATCCATTCGCCACCAGCCCCATTGCTCGAGCATGTACGCGGTGTCACCAAGGGCCTTGTCGACGTAGGTTCGTTTCTTCATATCCTTCCCCCTAATCTCCGGTGTAGTTGGTGCCGCCAGCGCCGCGCTGGTTGCTTCCCTGATATGTCGCCTCAGGCCCGGATGCCTGAGGGTTCTTCAACTGCTCGATCTGCCGGCGCGCGGCCCGCAGGGCCATGCTGAGCTGGGTCACCAGTTCATCCAAGGCCAGGGCCTCGCCAGTTGCAGCCGCCACAAAGCCCGAGGCGTTGCAGTGGTCGCATGGCAGTTCGTAAAACAAGCTCTTGGTGACCGCTCTCCCACGGCACAAAGGGCACTGAGCCAAATCGATCACAGCCTTCTTGAAGGCCGGGCCGTGGCTCTTCTTCATGCCTTCGAATCCTCGACCTTCTCGCAGCGGAACGTCTTGCGCCCCACATAGAAGCCACCCAGGCGCTCGCACTCGGCAGCGACCGTGTAGTGAGCGCGAACCCAGCCGATGTAGTAGGCCAACAGCAGGCCCACGGCCTGATATGCGAATTCGCCAATGGTCATTTCGAATCCTCGCTTATGGTGGATACCGGAAGTCCGTCGAAGCCTGCGCGTTCTGCGGCCTTGCAGAGAATCCATGAATCCGTTGATCTATCACCGGTCAAGCCGTGAACCGAGGCGAAACCCTTCTGATCAAGGTGGGCGTGCCACTTCTCCAGCGCCTCACGCTTGCGAGCCATCACGTCGGACTGGATGTATACCTTCACGTTGTGGCCCATCGCGTGGTTGATAAGCAGCTCACCCACCAGGTGGTCAACACCGAGGTCAGCCCAACCGGTTCGGGCCAGCTTGCGCAGGTCGTGGCTGGTCCACTCGCCCTGCCCCATGACCGTAAACACGGCGGATGCCTTCGCCTCGCTCATGGGCTTGCCCTGGCGCCCCGGGAACAAGAACTCGCCGTCGTAGCCTTCGTTGCGCTGGATCTCGCGGTAGGCCATCAGCAGGAAACGCACTTGGTCAGTCAGTGGCAGACGGTGCTGCACGCTGGTCTTGGTGTGCTCGGCGGGAATAAACCACTCTCGCTCGGCCAGGCTGATGTGGCTCCAGCGGGCCAGGCGGGTTTCGCCCAGTCGAGTGCCGTGGCACAGCATCATCAGGGCCAGCACGCCATGCTGCGGCCGGTTGGCCAGCGTGCTCTTCATGCGCGCCATCAGGTCGTCGAGGTGCACACCACGCAGGCGCGATGGCTTGACCGTGACCTTGGCCTTGGAGAAGTCACCAAAGCGGATGCCGGCCATGGGGTTGGAGCTGATCAGGCCTAGCTTGAAGGCCTGACGGAACGACAGAGCCAGCAGCTGGAACACCAGTCGCACATAGTCGATCGACAGCGACTCTTGCAGCGGCCACATCAGCTCGCGGTCGAGCAGCGCCTTGTCGATCTGGGCCAGTGGGATCTGGCTGAGGCGCGGCACCAGATGCTGCTTAATCGCCGACGCCGCCGTGCTCTTGCGCTTGGTCGACAGGTTGCGGTCGCGGGACATGCGCTCAGCGAACCAGGCCAGCAGCTCACCGGTGAGCACCCAGCTCGACAGGCTCGATCCTTCGCCGGCTTCCAGGCGCAGGCGGATGTCGGGCAGCGCAGCGGCCACCTTGGCAGCGCTCAGCTCAGGGTATGAGCCGATCAGGTTCCACTTGCCCTTGTGGATCAGGTACCACGACCCGCGCTCGCGGGAGCGGTGAAAGCGAAAATACAGGCCGTGGTTGCCTAGGGCGCGCAGGTCGCGCACCTGGCCGGCGGCCTGCCGGCGAATCTCTGCATCGCTGATCTTCACAGCGGCGGTATTGGTCATGCTGCAACCTCCGTTTTTGGCAGCAGCAGGTAGGCCCGCAACTGCTCCATGGCGTCGAAGTGCCCTCGGCACACGATGGCGAGATAGCCCTGATCATTCAGGCGCCGGATACACGCCTGTTGACTGGGCGAGACGGGCGCCGGGTCGACCGTCGCCTTGAATTCGATGTACATGCCGAAGTAGCCGCCCCGAGCCATAGGCAGGACCAGATCAGGGATACCGGCCTTCACCCCCTGGTCCTTCAGCTTTTCAGCAACCTTCTTGTGCCTGTGGCCGCCGTTCGGTACGTGGTAGATCAGTTCGAAAACGTCCGGGTAGCGCAGCGCGATTTCTTCCATCAGCGCGGCCTGCTCTGGGCCTTCCCGGTCTACAGGCTTCGCCCGACGCTTCTTGACCCGTACAGGCTTCATGATCGCCGGCTTCACTGTTCAGACCTCCCCAGCTGGACTTGGATCTTCGCTAGGGCTTCAGGGGAGACGAACGCCCGGCCGCCAAGCATGATCATCGTGTCGCAAGGGACTTCCTTCGCACGCTGCCGGTAACGAAGGGCCGGAGCGTTCTTCCAGTGGCACCACTTCCGCTCTGTCTGCCAGCGAACGGTCTTCGTCTTGGGCAGGTACTCGCTGACATAGATCGGCATGCCGCTGAACATCATGGCTGGGCTGATCATGCGGCCACCTTCCCTTCGCTCACGAGGATGTCGAGCGTTCGCACCACGCCTTCCAGGTGCATCAACCGCAGCTCTTCGTGGCTGAACGCGGTCTTGCTGCGCGAATCGACAGCGTCATGGCAAGCGCTGCAAGTCCAGGCGCCCTGCAGGTCGTTCGGCTTGATGCCCACGCCGCAGGTGCCGGCTAGGCGGTAGTGCGCAAGGACGGTGGTCTCGGGGTTGCCGTTGCACACGCCGGGAATACGCACCTGGCACTCCCGGCCGCGCGCGGCCTTGGTCAACTTGGTTTGCCGCATGGTCAGGACTCCTTGCCGCGGTGAGAATCCCACTCGAAAGGCACCACCACACCGCCACCCTCGCGCAGGCGGTCATAGCACCGCTCGCCCATGGCGTGGCGCAGTTGGCCGGCCTCCAGGTTGGATATCACTACCGTGGGGCGCATCTGCTCGTAGCGCCCGTTGATGATCGAAAACAGGGTGGTCAGCTCGAACTCGCTCGGCTGCTCCTTACTGACCCCGACCTCATCCAGCACCAGCAATGACGGCTCGATCAGGCTGGACAGGATGTCGGCCTCGGACTGCTCGCTGTGGCGGTCGTAGGTCGCCCGGATGGATTGCAGGATCGCGCCGACGGTCCGGTAGACGGCGGTGGCCGAGGTGTTGCGCATCAGCTCGTTGGCCATGCCGGCACCCAGATGGGTCTTGCCGGTGCCGACCTTGCCCAGCAGCATCAGGCAACGCCCGGTGCGCTCGATCTCCTCGAACGCCGCCACGTAGCGCGTGCAGTAGGCCAGGGCCTTGCGCTGGCCTTCGTGCTCGACGCGATAGTTGGCCAGAGTGCGGTCCGCGAAGCGCTTCGGAATCAACGCAGAACCCAGCTTGCGGGTCATGGCCTCGCGCTTCAGGCGGGTTTCCTCGGCCTGTTGCTTGGCATGGCGATCGGCAATGGCGGCCTTCTCGCACTCAGGGCAGCGGCCAACGATTTCGCGGCCCATCAGCATGGTCACGCGCTGCTCGAAGTCGCCGTGATGCTCGCAGTGCGCTGGCTGGACGCGGAAGCCGGCGGAGTTTCGCACGTCGGATATGGTGATCACCGATTCAGATCGCATAGGTACCGTCCTCCCGCGGGGCCAGGCCAGCGGTGTAATCGCGGTCGTTGAAGCCGTGGTGGCGGCCATGGGGTTTGGCCTGGGGCGCCGGCTGGGCGCCGATCCGCTTGGTGATCCAATCAACCTCGAAGCCCTGCCAGCCGTTCTCAATGGCTAGTGCCAGGGCCTGGTCCGGCTGTACGCCGAAGGCCTTGCACTGCTCGAGCTTGGAATTCAGGGTCGACCAGACACGGGCGGTCAACGGAGCGCGTTTGGCCTTGCGGACGGCAAGGTAATCAGCGATCAGCGACTCGCTCAGGGCGTGGGGATTGTCAGCCAGCATGGCCGCCTTCCCGAACGGAGCCTTACGCTCAGCCTTGACCGGATCCTCGGTCATTTCGCCGGGGGGGCATGTAACATCTTCCGTAGGAAGATTTACATAGGGGGTTTCTTTCTTAGAATAAAGAAGGCAGTCGTCGGTTTTGGTCTGTTTCGACTCTTCGCCGATTCGGACCACTTGAGCCGAGTCGGCTGTTTTGGTCTGTTTCGGCTCAGTGACGAAGGCCCAGTCTTTCGGTTCGTTCACGCCGATGTCCCCCCGAGCACCGCCTTCGCGGAACAGCACGCGGCGACGCAACAGACTGGAGATCGCCTTCGACACGGTGTCAGGGTGAGCGTGGATAGCTTTCGCGATGTCGGTAGCCGGGATGCGCTGGGCGCCCGCCCCGAAGTTGATGGTGGCCTTGGCCACGTACAGCACAATTTTTATCTCCCGGGCCGGGAGATCGATAGCCAGCAGGCCATCCATGAGCTGGTTGTCCATCCGGGTGAACCCCCTGGACTTGTCAAGTGGGACGATGTTTGTCATGCTTAAACCGTTCATGTGCTGTAGAGAAAGCCGCCCTGCCAGGCGGTTTTTTTTCGCCTGCGATTCCTGTACTGGATGGATTCGCAGGTGTTTCGGTCATCTACTGGCTAAAAGCCTTCAGATACACAATGCTCATCACGAAGCGCACTTATCCTCTGCCGGGTAGAGATCAGGCCTCAGCTGATGGCGGGTAACCTGACCCCCTACTGCCTTCTCGAAGGGGATCACCAGATCTGCCGGCACCTTCTGGTTCCGGTGCACGCACTGCCAAATACGTGGTTGGCTGGTGTTGCATCTTCGGGCGAGCTCTGCCTGGCCTCCGGCCAAGCGCACGACCTCGTCAATGGGTCTTTCTGTGTTCGGCATGTCTGCGTGCCTCAATGGATCGTGCACTCGATGATAACTCAAGTTATAGATAAGGCAAACACATGTTATTTGATGACTAATAACGTGTGTTTTACCCTTGCAGGCATGAACAAACCTTCCGAAATGCTCAAAGACCGAATCCTTGAACGTCGCACGGCGCTTGGCCTGAGCCAGGCCCAGCTGGCGGAGAAAGCCGGGGTTAGCCAGGTCACGATCCAGCACCTCGAAAGTGGTCGGAACTCGAGTTCTAAGAAACTGCTTGAAATAGCGAGGGCTCTTGGCGTGACTGCCGAATGGCTGGCTTCCGGAAAAGGCTCGCAGCGAGAGCCGAGCAATGTGAGGGCGCTGCGAGAGCAGCCCGAGTCATTCAAATATCCGGTGATCAGCTGGGTAGCTGCTGGGGCCTGGGCGGAGGCGGTCGAGCCATTCCCTCCTGGATTTTCTGACCGCTACGAAATGTCTGATTACGACTCTAAAGGAGCGGCATTTTGGCTTGAGGTCAAAGGCGATTCGATGACTTCACCAGTGGGCACAAGCATTCCTGAGGGGATGCTCATCTTGGTCGACACCGAGGCTGAGGCGATCCCTGGAAAGCTTGTCGTGGCAAAGTTGGCCGACAGCAATGAAGCGACGTTCAAAAAGCTGGTGGAGGATGGAGGGCGACGGTTCTTAAAACCACTCAATCCGGCCTACCCTATGGAGATGTGCATGGAGGGCTGCAGAATCGTAGGGGTCGTGGTACGCGCTACCATCAAGCTGTAACGATACCTGCCTCCAATGGCCCGGCGAATTGCTGGGCTTTTTTTTGGCCGGTGAAACGCAAGCTAAAAAAAATTAGCTCGCAGCTATTGAAATTTCTTAAGCAAAGCGTAACTGTATATGCATACAGTACAAGGAATTTCATGCCATGCCTCAGCCTGCCTTCTCACAATCCCCTGCGCTGTCCTACGAGCGGCTCGGTTACCGTATCCAGCAAGCAATCTCGTCACCCCATGTACAGAAAAGACAGTTTGTTGAGGTCAAGCCGAGCGCAGATGAATCCCCTGGCGACTGGAAGCGATTGATCGCCGACCTCGAGGAAACTTCAGGCATCACGATCGACACCTTGGAGTCAGGCCTGATAAGGATCGGATGGCGAGGTTTTACAGAAACATGAGCAAGCGCCCGCATAACGCGGGCTTTTTTTTGTCCGGATTTATAACTTGGGTTATTGACATAGCGAAAACCTGAGTTATGATTTGACCCATAACACAGGTTATAGGCAGCTACGGCAGCCACCGCTCTTTACACAACCAGACGCAACAGACCACCAGGTGGGAAAGGTAGCTAGCACGCTCAAAGGCAGGAGCCTCCCTGAGCGCTGCCGTATCGACCTCGGATCTTGGTGGGACCGCGATCAACATGCTGCGCTGCGCGACATTCGGCGGCGCGGTGTGTTGATCGACCTGTGAAGGAATGAATTGGGCTGACGCCAGTTGCGTGCCCGATTACTTGCGGCGCCCCAAGCCTGGGGCACCACCTTTGAAAATGGTGATCTCGGAAAAGTCATCTCGCTTTCTGGGATGAATACCAAGATCAACGTCGCGAGACCGGTCTTTGCATCTCTGGCACATCACAGGATTCAAAAAGAAGTCTGGATCTGCTTTGGCAGGCTTGCCGCATTCATGACACGGCCTGACCTTTTGGCTGAGAGACCAAGCAGCGGCCTCTTCGGCAGCCTTCGCCAAGGCACTAGCTTTCAACTTGGCCTCAGCTCGCTTGCGGCGCTTGAACTCAGCCCTTTCAGCCTTGGCATTGATCTTAATGAAAGCCTTGCGAAGCTGCTCTGTAACCCAGTCCGTAGCCATATCTGCTCCCATCCTTGGTGTGATGGGCCTGATATTACGACGCCACCAACGGCACGGAAACCAATTAGGAGGAACCTCCCGATGAAGCATTAAGCCCAGCCGACAAAACGGGTCGGCAATCCGCGCATACGTGCCCTACTCAGCCGGCCAAAGGGCTGCACTCAAGCGCGGAGCAACATGATCCCCAGCGACCATCGCCGTATTCAGATTGAAGGCGATGCGAGGAAGCCCAAGGCCAACGCAACGAGCGCAGAGCTGCCATCTAAGGCGGTGACGCCAGACGATTCCCCGGTGCGCCTCAAGCGGGGCGCATCAGGGGGAATCTACTGGAGTAATCAAGCAGTGCCCCAAAAAAAATGAATCCGACAGTTGCCTTGTCGGTCAGGAATTATGAACGTAGTAAATCTGACGAGGTGACAGCAATGACTATCCAAGCAGAGACACTCGCTCAACTTGCCGAAGCCCTACAGGACCGCGGCATGACCCTTGTAACCGACGTTGTATTTACCAGAGCTCCGTATAGAGACAACCACCGCTGGATCTGCATCGTCGAGTAACAATCCTCATTGCCGGCGGATCGGAGTTAAAAACCACCGCCGGCTCCTTACTTTCGACCTTTATCCCCCCTCCTTCAGTCCTTTACACCCTCACGTCCGCCTGACATTAGCTGCCCGATCCACCTAGTTCCCCATCGCCGGGCTGCATCGGTGTGTGATCTGAATGCGCAGGCCCGCGCACAACTGGAAGTGGTCAGCCCGTCTGGCGTTTGCCGGGGTAGCACCAGCGGCGGCCAGGTAAAGCTGAGTCGAAAGAATGACCCCGGCGCCGAGCCGGACAGATCACACACCGATGCAGCCGTTAATGCGCACGACCGTGCACTTTAAAGCCAATAACACTCACCACCATCAACCTTAAGTCGACTGCATTGGTCGTGGCGTTCGTCCTCCCCTGGTCCGGGAGGTGTGCGGCAGCGAGCGTCACGACCAATGCAGCCCACCGAGGACACTTCATGGAAACGATCACTTGCGGCTCATGGATTGGCCAGCTCGGCAAAGCGCTGGCTCCCCGCGAGCTCGAAGCATTGCTGTGGGTGGCTCAAGGCCTCACTACCAAGGAAATCGCCCGCCAGATGTCGGTCAGCCCGGGCACCGTGGCCAACCGGATCGAGGCAGCGCTGTTCAAGCTGGAAGCCGGCCGGCGCATCGAGGCGGTCACTAAGGCCATGCGCCAACAGATCATCAGCCCGCTCTGCATCGCCCTCGCCTGCCTCATCGCCATGCATGCGGTGATCAACGACAGCGACCCCATGCGCCGCGACCGCCGTACGCCGGAGCGCCGCACCGCCCAAGTTCGAATCGTTCGCAAGGCCGAAGCCTTCGCATACCACGCCTGACAAACCCGAGGATCACCCCATGCAGACAGCAATGCATCCTGCTTTCGAGCAGAAGCTTGCCGTGCTCGCGGCCCTGCTCGAGCGCAGCAAGTCAGTGAGGGCCGAGGCCCATGCCAAGATCAGCAAGACCGCACCCCGCTACCAGGCATCTGGCAAGGGCGCGACGTGGGATGTGATTGAGATCGCAACCGGGGCCAAGCAGGGTTTCGCGTACAGCTACCGGACAGCCATGCGGTTTGTGGATGCGATGGAGGCAGGCGCAGCCAGCAAACAAGGCGGCCTGCAATGATTGGGCAATCGAACAGCCGCGACCAAATTCTGGCCCAGCTCAC